TGATGATGTGGATTTTACATCACCATTTGCACTGGGTGGGGTACCAAATAGGTTAGTTATACCAAATACGAATTCTAATGGTAACATCGTTAATTATACCTTAACAAAAAGAGAGGTGGTTATCAATGGATTCACTAAGGTATTTAAGAAAGTAATGTCAGTAGCTGATGTTAAGCCATTCTTATCAGTTGTTTTACCAGATGACAACGTTTTATCTATAGAGTCAATTATAACTCTAGATGGAACAAACTACACAAAAGAACCAACTCTAAATCAATTTTTATCACCAACAAATAGATGGTATGAGGTTGATTCATTGAGTGAAGATAAAATTTTTATTGAAGATAACACAACAATTTCTGATAACATATCAATAATACCTGGTAAATATGTGTCAACAAACCGTAGATTTATTAGTGAATACACTGATTTAGGTTTTACCAAGTTAACGTTTGGTGGTGGAAGTCAAGACATAGGTTCAATTTGTGATTTTGGTGTTAGTACACTACTTACAAATAAGATAGGTAATTTTATCAATAATATGGCCTTAGGAACTACCCCAACAGCCAATACAACCATGTTTATCAAATATAGAGTTGGTGGTGGATTAGTCTCTAATTTAGGAACTAACATCATAACAGGTAAAGGTAACATGACTATATTTGTCAATGGAGCAGACCCAGCAATAAATAATTCAGTAAGAACATCTCTTTCAGTAAACAACCCAATACCAGCGTTAGGTGGTAGAGATGAACCATCTATAGAAGAAATAAGAAACTTAGTTAAATATAATTTTTCTAGTCAAAATAGATGTGTTGCGATAAAAGATTATCAATCAAGAATTGGGTTAATGCCAGGAAAATATGGTTCACCATTTAGATATGGTGTCTTTGAAGAACAAAATAAAATTAAAATTTACACTTTAGGTATAGATAGCAATGGTAAACTTAATAACACTTCAACTAACACATTAAATACAAACATATCTAATTATTTGAGTAATTATAGAATGTTAAATGACACTATAGAAATATCTAATGGTAAGATTGTTAATTTAGGTTTTGAATTTGATTTATTATTGGATAAACAATACCCTAAAAGTCAGATAATTAGCGAGGTAATTTTAACCGTTAATAATTTCATGAACATCAATAATTTTCAAATGGGTGATAACATTTACTTATCAAACTTAATTGAAAAGGTAAACAATGTGTCTGGTGTCTTAAATGTTATGGATACAAGAGTCTATAATAAAGTTGGTGGTGGTAAGTACTCACTTAACGAAACACAACAACCATATGTTGATGATGCAACGAGAGAAATAGATTTAATGGGTGAATATACAATATATGGTGAACCAACAACCATGTATGAGGTATTTGATGTCAATACTGATATCAAAATAAGAACTAAATAATCTTTATTTTAAATTAAAAAAGGTTATATTTTAATAAAATTTTTATGGGTTGCAATTGTAAGACATCAGATAAATCAACATTAGTTGAAACAAATAATAACAAAACACTTAAGGTAATACTCTTTATATTTTCCTTAGTCATGTTACCAATCATTAATTTATTTTTGATTTATGCGTTATTTAAGCATATAGTCTTAAGTAAATCACTTGATTTGGTTGGCATAATTACAGCAATAAATAACAAAATAAAACCACACACTGAAACAGTTTCAGAACCAATAAATGTCTAACTCATTAAGAATAAGAACCAATATTGGAGATGATAGTTATATAAAGACTAAATTAGAACAAAATTTTGACTTTATAGAGATACTTTCGCTTAAGATATCACAAGATGACTTATACAGAAAATATTGTTCTGATTATGGTGTTGTTGTTGGTAGAGTTTTTGCCAATAATGGATTTGGAATACCAAATGCAAGAGTTTCCGCTTTTATCCCAATAGATGAGGTTGATAAAGAAAATATTGAGATATCAACACTTTACCCATATGAAATAGTTTATGATAGAGATGATAATGGTATAAGATATAATTTATTACCTAATTCACTATCTGGTGAAAACGATTGCTATACACCAATAGGTACATTTCCAAGTAAAAGACAAATTATAGATAATGAAATATTAACAAAAATTTACACTAAATATTATAAATTTACATCAGTAACAAATAATGCTGGTGATTTTATGCTATTTGGATTACCAGTTGGTGTTTATACCTTACATATTGATGCTGATATATCAGATATAGGTATTGTATCTCAACGCCCATATGATTTAATTAGTAATGGTGTATCTGAAAAATATTTTGAAAGTGGGACTAAATTTAGAGCTGACAAAAATTTAGATAGTTTACCACAAGTGAAGACAACAAATATTGGTGTTAATGTACAACCATTTTGGGGTGATTTAGAAAATTGTGAAATAGGAATTACAAGAGTTGATGTTGATTTTAATTTAAGGATTCAACCATCAGCAATATTCATGGGTAGTATATTTGGTGACACCGATAAGAATAGCGTCAACAAGCGTTGCACACCTAGAAAGGACTTAGGTAACCTATGTGAAACTGAAACATCAGAGGGTAGTATTGAAATGATTAGGAAAACCCCAGATGGTACAGTAGAAGAATTCAACGTAAATGGTGGCAGAGTTATTGATTCAGATGGTACTTGGTCATACCAAATACCAATGAATTTAGATTATTACGTTACAGATGAATTTGGTCAATTAATACCATCAAATGACCCAAATATAGGTATCCCAACTAGAGCTAGAGTTAGATTTAGAATCGGTATGGACCAAACTGGTGGTGAAGGTAGATTAAGAACTAGGGCTAAATACTTAGTTCCAAATAACCCAATAAATTCACAAGTTGATTTTAGTTTTGATGAAACAACATCAGATTCAAATTTTACTGATTTATATTGGAATAAAATATATAGTGTTAAAAATTTCATAAGTAGATTTCAAACATTTGGTGGTGGTAACGTTAGAACATTTATAGGAATAAAGGATGTTGATAATTGTCCAGGAAATAAAACACCATTCCCATATAATAGAGTGGACACAAATTTAAACCCATTATTTAGTATTGTTTGTTTAACAACTCAAATAATGGTTGCATTAGCTGTAGTTATAAATGGTACACTTATTAGATTATTGAATGGTGTTATTGAACTTTTAAATGGTATATTAAAAACAATACTTGATTTAATATATTCACTAGGTGTAGTCGTTTGTGGATTAACAGCTGGTGGGGATGATTGTAAACGTGGTTTCTGTACAGGAACATACGACCCATTATTAGACCCAGCATGTGATAACACTCAAATTATATCTTACATACCATGCATGACTTTAACTTGCCCATCTGATGACCCACAAGTTTATGCCCCAGGATGTGGTTCTGAGGAACTTGGATTTACAGCAGCGGCAGACAATGGTATAGTTATACAACATTGGCATTCATTATTTGATACAGATGATAATTGTGAAAATGTTGAGGGTGATGCCCAACATGCTGGTCATGGAGCAGAAGGTCAATTTGGTGCTGGTTTTAGTGATTGTATTTCAGCATCATTAGCGGATAAAATGAACTTATATACATTAGATTTTTATAATGATTGGGTTAATGGTTCATTATATTCTTTTTTATTGAAATATAAAGATAAAAAGAATGGAAAAGAAAAGTTTTGTGATTATGAGTGTGAGACCATATTAGGAGCTGATGGTGATAGTGATGGTATACCAGATAATAATTGTAGAAATAATAAATTAGTTGATACTTGTTTCACAGATAATGGAACCTTAGAAAATACAGTTTCAGTTGATATCACAGATGGTTTAATAAGAAAAATAGATGATGAATTATATTATGCCCCAGTAACACATAGTGGTGGTTGGAGATTATATGCAACCGACATAATAAATTTAGGGGCTATATTTGATTGTGATTGGCAGGGAGTCCCAAAATTACAACCATTCCTAACACCAACAACATATAAGATTCCACCACTTATAACTGAATACGATGAAAACGGTAGTAATACCGATATAAATTGTGGTATGATTGCTATCGGAGAAAATAATCCAGACAACGCAGTATTCTTTTCAATAAGTTGTGCTGGGTTAAGTTTTTCTATAGGTAATTGTAGAAATATAAGAAGACAATGTGAGTTAGGTGTTGATATCCCAACAAGTGTGGACACTTTAGATTGCACAATTGGTGTTAATGAAATAATGGACCCAACAGACCCAACAAATAGCTTTAACAGATTAGCTAGAGATATTTTTTATGTTTTGAATGTAAATGGACCTAGTAGTATTAACACCCCATTCCCATCAACAAATCCAGTTTTAGGAACATCAATTAATTATTTAGACTCAGTAAATTTTGGTGATGCAAATGGTTTAGCATATGACCAATTTAGAAACTATGTTGGTAATTCTTATAAACAACCTAAGGGTAATTCATATTATTTTTATTTTGGTACAGAACCTGGTAAAACAGCGTTAGATAAAATGAATTCAAAATTTTTTACAAAGTGTCAATAAATAGAATAAAACAAATATTAGGTAGTAAGGAATCTAAAAGTTCTTTAAATCAAGACACTTTTATAAAGGTTGAGTTAAATCAAGAATTACTAACATTGCAAAAGAATGATATTAATCATTCAGTTAATTTAAATGAACAATTTAATTCTGAAAGAAATTCTTCAAACAAATATAGATTAATTGGTAATATTTCCCCATTGATTTCAAATCCATTATTTAATATGAGTGACGAATCAAAAAATGGGACATTAAATTATTTTGATAATGCAGATTTTAATGCGGATTCTTTTGAGAATTCAGTTTCAGATAATTTAAAAGAGATAAATGGTTGGTTTGGATATTTTGACCCAACAAGAGCAGCAAATCAACCATGTAGATTTGTTGATATGGAACCAAATAGAAATAGTTTTTCATTTACTATAGATACAAATAATTCTAATGTAAAAAATTGGGATTTAATGATAACTTACCCATCTAGTATGGACGATACGCACTATTTGATAAATGGTGGATTATTAATTATAAATAGGACACCAATTATAGTGGCAAATAAGAATATGATTTCATTATGTTGTCCAATAAAACACAATTTAAAAGTTGGTGATTTAATTTTATTAAAAAATGCAACTAATCAAACGTCAACAAATTATAATTCAATACATGAGGTTAAAAGTGTTGGATTAGAAGATGGGTCATTAAAAGATAATTATTTTTCAATCGATATACCACTATTTGGTATTTCAATAAATTCAAACACTAGATTTGTTAAAATAATTGATGGTTTTGAATCAAAATACTATTTTAGAATATTTGAAAAAGTATCAACAGTAAATTCAGTTATTTTAAGTGAGGATTCTTTTGATATTTATAAAGCTGCTTTTACAAAAACAATTTATGATGATGATGTTTTTCAATTTGTTGTTAATGATGATATTGATACAACAAATTTAATTGATAATTTAGGTAGACCTATTAGTGAATTATATTTAACATTAATTAAAACAGATAGCAAAAGCAAATTCACTAACTTATCATCTGGAATTGAAACAAATTATATACAAACTCTAAACGATGGTCAAATAAATTCATCTTTAAGACAGATACCAATTATAAATAAAATACATGGTAATATAAATAATTTACCTTTTATAAGTTATGATGCATTAGAAAACAATATAACTATAAACGACACAAAATTTTATGGTGATATAGTTGAATATAATGTGAAAACTTTAAAGGAAATAACATTATCCGAGGTACATCATAGATTTAATACAAATATAAGGGAAAAAAGTACTGGTGTATTATTCGCATTAGGTCCAAGAAATGAAGGTTATTATTATAAGGCTCATCATTTAATTAAAATACGAGAATTTTCTGATTATATAGAAGAAGGTGATGAACTAACAGTTAATATACCAAGTTATTATACAGATTTAGGTAATGGTAAATATGTTTGGAGAGATTTACTAAATGTAGGTGATAAAAACGTATTATCAGAAAAATTGGATTTTCCTTTTATAAATGGGTGTCATTACATTTATAATAATTTTAATGTTATACTAAAAAGACAAGACCCATTTAATTTATGGGGATTATATTTTAGTGGCCCAACAATCCCAGACCCAATTGGTGTTAATATTGGTAATAATAATTTTGTGGTAAATAATTCAGACGATGTTTGCTAATAAACTAACAATAAATCAAAACCAGTTTTCTGGGGATACTATTAATATTCAATTGAATATTAAAAATAATTTTGGTATAATAGACCAAGATGATTTGATTGATAGTGTTTTTGTGCCAAAAGAAGTTAATAACCACATAAATGAAATTGTTGATTACGAAAAAGTAAGAATACATCCAGTTAATTTAGATTTAACGTTTATCGATAACATTACTTATAATATATTTTTATTAATAAATAATGTTATGACTCAAGTTACTTATGGTGACATTGGATTTTCAGATTCTGATTTATCCATGAAAAAAAATGTTTTTACCAACTCTAATTTAACATTAACTTTTTATGATTCAGATAATGCATTAAATCAGAATGAATTATTTAATATTGTATTATACCCTAAATTAACTTTAAATGATTTATATGTAACTTTACCATCAGTTGGTTTTGTTAAACCAGCAAATCAAATTCAAGTAAAATTCACCTTATCAAACCCATCAACTAGACCAAGAGGTGAACATGATGGTTATTTTTTATATTATTTTAAAGATGACATAACAGATGTGGTTAATTCATTATACATGAAAGCTGTCTTCAATAATTTAAAGACAGGTAAATCGATAATTTTATCAACTGTATCAACACCACAAATAATATCTGAATTAAACGATAAATTATATACAAAATATGATTTAATAAAAACATCATTTAAATATACTTATAAGATAGATGATAACTATTCAAATAACGTTAATTATTCAGGTAATGATTTGAATTTATTATTATTTCAAGCACAAACACTGTAATGGACTTTATAAAACGAAAAATATTATTAGAAAACTATATCGATAGGCGTGATTTTAGTGATAATTATGGAAGTATAACAGCTACTACTTTTTCATTTAATATCTTTATAAATCAATCATTTGATGATATGGGGTTATTTACTGATGAAGTTTATGAAAAGGCTAAATTACAATCATTATTTTCAAATTTTGATTTCGTAACAAGGTCAATAAATGCCAATAATAGTGATTTTTATTCAAAAAATAATTCTGTTATTAACTATATTACAGATTCAAAGATTGAACTTGTTACTTCATATGATGAAAATAGTAAGTATCAACCAAATGTAAATATAACTTCAGAACAATATCAAACTTTTGATGGTAATTTGATTGATGGGGTAAATAAAGTAATATCAACAACACCAAACATCATTTATACCATAGATGCTAATAATTTCGACCCATTAATCGGTACTACTGGTCAAACATATGGTATATTGTATTCAGATATTTCAGGTAGTACAAATTTTTTGAATAATACAATAACAAATATAATTTATAGCGGACAAGGGTTTAATCAAACAAATAGTGAATTATCAGCATTAACTAAAGAAGAATATTTATTTGGTATCACAGCACAACCAGAAGTTAATTCCGATGTATTTATTGATAGAGGAAAAATAAACGTATTTGAACCACACATTAGATTATCTGAAATAAATAGTTTGAACGATTTGGTTAGATATAATGGAGAATATTACAATATTTTTAAATTTTAAATTATGGCAACAGGAACAGTAGGAAATGTTAGAGGTGCTGATGTATCACCATCAGATGTGGAAATTTTTTATCATTATTCACAATCTAGAAGTGTTATTGGTAACACAAATTTGATTAAGTTAGATTCAAATAATGTGTTAACTAAGGTAAATAACCCAAATAGGGGTACTGGAGTTACGTTTGAAGCTTTTGGTGGTTTATACACTTTAAGACTACCAGTTAGTGAATTTTCAGCAAAGGGAATTTACACTATAATTATAAAACCATTAGAAATAAGATTAAAAATTACAGATGTTGGTGTTTTATCAGCATATCCAAATATAAAGGGAATATTATTTGATTTAGCAAATGTACCAACAGATTTGGTTGATAAATTTGAAAATAATGGGTTAATTGGTTATAGAATTGAGTATTTGAATGAAAATAATTCATCCGATACTAAGATTCCTAATCTATTTAGGATAATAACGTCAAATAATAGAAGTGAGGCTGTAAATCAAAATTTAACAAATAGCAACCAAAAAGCTATAAGGTATAGATTTAATGATAACTCATCTTTGGTTTTCTGTACTGTATCACCAAGTTCTGCACCAAATGTTAAACCAAATGATTTTCCATTTATTGGTCAACCAAACCAAAATGTTATTTTAACAAATACATTTTTTAACCCATTAGTTATCGAATTGGAAATGGTAGACCAAGATATTGAAACTTTATCATATGGTTTATTTGGTAATCAAAGTAAATCAATTGATGATGGTATTTACACCATTTATAATAACAATAATCAGATTTACAAGCAATATAATTTATTTGAGATAAAAGATTCTTTTAATGGAAAACCATTATTTGAAGTAAGGGAAGAAAGAGCTAATATTGATTTTACTAAAAACTTTAATGCAATAATAAATGTCTAATAGAATAAGGGTACCAGGTTACGCCAAAAGAGTATTTTTTAACGATAATATAGAATATCGTCCATTTTCAACTGATGTGGTTGGTTTACAATTCACTAATAGTGAAAACACACCACAATTTTCTGTAGGTTCATTTGTTGTTACAACAAATTTATCTAAAAAAAAAGATAAAAATTACGCAACAACAAGTTTTTCTAATTTTGAATCATTAACCACATTAGATTCAACAATAAGTGAAACAATAACCATATTAGATAACAATTTTAAATATTCACTAAATTTAGATAACACTAAATTACAAAATTACGCATTATTTGGGTCATTAACAGAATTTGTTAGAGTTTCTTTAGAAAAAATAATTTTAAATTGGCCAGCTTCCTTATATGTAACACCAATTATAAACACAACAACTGGTATTGGTGTTATAACTGGTACAACATACAATAATTATTCGTTTGATTTAACAACAAACACAGCTTCATTTACAGTCCCAACTAATAATATATCTAATCAGTATGGTATTAATTTTTTAATTGATGGTGAAGTATTAAATTCGTTTACAAACGAAAATTCATTAAGAAATATTTCAGTAAATTATGCTTCTTATAGTGTTTTAATCAATAATATTGAATACCCTATAACTAATTTTACTGGTGCAACATCACTAAATAATGATTATTTAACAATACAGGTTAATGGAAATCCATTTTCTGGTGTTTCAGGCTCAAGTTATTTTCATATTAAACCAAACGATATCCAATGTAATAAGTTTTTCAATAGTTTATCTGTATTTGAGAAACATTTATTGAATAGACAATCAATCCCATTATATAGAGCATCATTTTCAATACCAATGGTATCTAATAGTGGTGTTTTATTGTATACAATAGAAAATATAACATGGCCAGTTTTTGATGGTTATAATCTAGATTATCAAACAACAGATTATACTGATTATGCAAATAAACTACTAAATTTATCTGAAAAATCGGATTTAGAATCCTCAAATTTAATTAGAAGATTCCTAGTTTCTAACTCAATAAGTGAATTCGATACTTTACCTATAGTTTTAAACACAATTAACGATGATGATGGTCAAAAGATAAGTAAATTATTAGCAATATATGGTAGGTCATTTGATGATATGAATC